AAATCATTCATTCTCTAATTCTTCAATTCGTTCATTTATAAGTGACTGGGCTGCACGAAGATGAAACAGTTCGGTTTCTGTATCACCAATATTTATCTCCGCACTGTCCAATCGTTCATCAATCACACAATAAAAATAGTCAGGTCTCATAGTAGATCACTTACCTTCTTCCAGTATTGATCTGTAGCACGCTTCTCGAACCCGCGTGGCCCTCCATTGTGCTGTCGTGCAAGACCCTCAAGGGAATACCCACACATTGTACCATATCGATCCCAATATGCAAGTACAATCTTCCGAGCGTAAGAACTATTTTTCACATCCTCATATGTTCCCCCGATAGATGGATCATGCTCTACAGCATCATGCCAATACGGTTCCCAGATCTGAAATGACCCAATCGCATTACCATTATCTCCAATGGCATCTGGATTATTATTACTTTCCACAGTCGAAATTGCTTCTAGAAGTCGTTCATGATCTGGTGTAAACCAGTTATATCCAAGAACTTCTCCATCAGAAGGAGGGTAATCAAAGTCTTGCACATCCAATTTCTGGAGTTCCACTTGAACCAAAACCGTAAGACCATTTATCATAGTGCTTTGATTTTCAAGAATCTCATTCTGCGTTTCTTGCATTTTGTTGATAATATTAAAGATCGATGCAACTCCACCCAACAAAATAAAAATCAAAACCAGTAGAGTATTCAGTTTAGATTCCATTATTAATGACCTTTCATAATTTCATCCATGATTCCATATACGCTCGTCTTGAGTTCATCTAGGCTACCTCGGCTGTCAACTACTTTGTCCATACCGACATCACCCATCGATTCCCCAACTGGAACGCCCCGGATCATCTTCTCGTAGTACACTCCGAGTTTTTCTGAATCATGGTCATACACTGACAGTTCGAGGTCGATACGCTCGTCCCCACCCCAGACAAAGATATTATAGCCATTCTGATACTCTTTGACAAGTGCAGACTCGTTAGGGAACCGAACATCGTCAATAATAACGACTTTCCATTGCCCAGTTTTGGGGATATTATCAATCTCTTGACGCATCAGGTCTACCCACCAATTATCGTTGTGCTTGCGTAGATAGTTCGTCCCGACCTTCTGGGCGAGTTCCCGGTAGAGTTCATATTCCTTGTCCTTATACACACCCATTCGCTCTAGGCCCTCTTTAAGAGGCTTTGCAAATGACATGTGCATGACCATACCGAGTGGATGTTTTTCTTTGATGTATTCCTCTACGAATTGTGCTGAAGAAGATTTTCCACTCCGAGCACATCCAGCAAACGCAATAACATAAATCATGGGTTCCATATTTTAGTCCTTTCCTGTTGATCCAAATCCGCCAGTCCGATCCGTTTTCTGCTGGGGTCGCATCTTAGTTTCTTGTATATTCATTTGATAAACCGGGACGCATTCTCCTTGTGCAACCCGGTCTCCATGAGCAATAGTGTGATTCTTATTTGAGTGGTTGCGGAGCATGACGAATGATTCTTCGACATAATCTGCATCGATAACCCCCTCACCATTAGCCAGAACAACACTGTTCTTCAGGGATAAGCCACTTCTTGAATGAAGTCTTACACTATATCCTTCTTCAATGTCGAATATTAATCCTGTAGGAATCAGGGCAACATCACCCGGTTCAACTACAATACATCTGCTATGTACATCTTGACTTTGAACATACTGTGGAACAACCACTCCAGTCGTCCGATATGGGGAATTGAAGATTTTAATCCTCTCCCCACTCTCTGGTAAATAAGCCCGAATATCAAAACATGCAGATTGCTTTGTATGATATTCGGGTAGAATGACATCTTCATGTAGTTTAAAAATTTTCAACACATTCTTCATAATATACTCTCCTATGTCTCTTTTTATTTAGCGACCGATGTTGTATTTGGGTATGAGTTCCCAGTTACTTTTATCTCGGAAGGGAATGATTTTGATATTCCGTATGTCCGCTTCATCATCAGTCTGATCTTGATCGACTACCTCACATAGATTCCATTCCTCCAAAAGATTGGATATAGTATTTCTACGGAGAATATCCTCCAGTGGACACTCTTCCTCCAACCCATCTAGGATGAACATCTCTTTAAAATGTACGATGTAATACTTACCCCGCTTGTGCAGGATATGACAACTTTGGTACAGTTTATTCTCTTTTCTTGATGATATACCAATTCGTGTAAGTGTTTCTTTGATTTTTAAGAAATTATCTTGACTCAAAAGGTTTATCTCAACACCAACTCCAATTTCATTTTTCATAAAATTTCCTTTAAAACATACTTATAAAACACTAAAGTATGTAGTATTAGGAAATTTTACTATATTCCTGTAGTATAGTATTTATAGAGGATTCGTCCATATATTGGATATATTCTTCAGCCTTCTTCTTACTAATGTTATACATCCAAGATACCGCTAATACGCTCTTATCAACCCCAGTTTTACCAAATTTCGAGTATCTTTTCCTCTTGGGTATGCTGTTTATCCAGTAAATGTAATTCATAGAATCTGAAATATATGAGGCATATGCCGCTATCTCATATGCAAACAACATGGTATCTGGGAAGTATGAAAAATTCCGATTGACTAGGAATGATGCATATGTATCATTCTCATCAAACACTTCCTCTTTTGTGTAATTGAGGGCATCCATGTACTTCTTATAATCAAAACTCATCCGCGTCACCACCAGACATAGAACCGGGGAATCCGCTACGATCTGCAATATTGCGGATTGAACGAATCAAATCAACTGGGATCATATTCCACGTTCTTGATTCGATTTCAAGTACCGGGATCATGTAGAAAGAGTCAAAAATTGTTTTACCAACCCAATGTGAGGATGGGCGACACTCTATATCTTCGGATGAATATTCACCGCCGCACACTTTGATCTTCTGATTATTTCCTTCGAAATCCTCATATATGATCTCAAAGTCGGTGTATGATGGTGCGTTTATGATGATATCTTCGATGTACTTCTCCGTAAGAAGTTGCATAATCCCAAATGTTTTAGGTGGGCCATCTAGGATCTGAGAACACACGGAATACATTAGATATGATTTACGCATATCCTGAAATGTATTACGATGCATAAGTCCCAGTCTACAAAATGCATCATAGGAGTATTTTGTCGCAATATTAGCCCATGCATTATCCCATTCCAACGGCTTTTCCGCTGGGATACTTGCTAGATTGAACATGATCGTTTTTAGATCATAAGAATTACTCATGATGTATTGATCTGGGAGTTCTTCCTTATCTGTGAAGATCCGGACGATTTGCCTGACCTCATTTTCCATATCACCAATATTCATGACATCATATACCCCACACATGACATCATGGAGATCATTCGCTGAATGTGTTGGATCTGGAATATTTGTTATCATACGAATTCTACCTCTACCATTACTGTTGAAAGGAACGCCATCATACTTATCTGATCATCCGCAATGAAGTTTGATTTGTAAGCATGTTCTGCCATAATAGGGATTAAATATGCAAGTGACTGTTTTGTAATAGGAAGTTTATCATCAGCATACATCTTCCAGAGATATTTATCTAAGTCACTGAAGAAGACTTGGAGATCCATATCACTGTGGTCACACACCCAGAGTCTTAGTTCCTTAAACTTCTTACTCCCCATGATCTTGAAGACATCATCAAACATAGACTCATTACTATTGCTAGATGAAACAACCGAAGGATCCAGAGTATCGTTAATAGTATACTGCTGAATTTTTCCAAGCATTCGCCTGAAATCTGGAAAATTCTTAAGTACAACCTGAACCACCGTATCTTCTTCGTATGCTACTCCCTCTTCATTAAGGATAGAACAGATACGGGTAAAGATCCTACCGGCAATGTCTTGCTTCTCTGCATTAGGAATAGTGAAATCGACTATAGGACAGCGAGAAATCAGGGGATCGATGATCTTGTTCTTGTAGTTGCATGTCAGAATGAACCTACAGTTTGATGAGAACTGCTCAATAAGACCTCTGAGAGCGGGCTGGGCAGCCTGAGAGAGATGATCAGCCTCATCAAGTATCATCAACTTCTTTCCCCCACTCAGAGACTTCGTAGAGGCAAATCTCTTGATTGTGGTACGCAGCGTATCAATACCATTCTCTTCAGATGCGTTGATAAGGTGACTGGTCATACCAAGTTCAGATGCTAGTGCCTTAGCCACAGTCGTCTTTCCAACTCCAGCGGGACCACAGAAGATCATGTTGGGAAATTCATCCTGTCCAGATTGGATAATGCCATTGAAGATATCTGTTAGATCCTTGGAAAGAACACAGTCTTCAATTTTTGATGGTCTGTATTTTTCAACTAGCAACAGGTTTGTTGGATTCAATTTCAATCTCCAATCTTTGTTTCTTCTCGCATCGCAACCCAGTAGGTAAGATCAATGAAGTTGTTTTTGAACATCGATACAACACCATTTGAGAGTGATACTGTATAATCGCCCTCGAATGTTGGTAGGCTATTAATGTCAAAGACAAATTCACATTTAGATCCATCACCATTCAGTACAGGTCCAATCTCAAAATCATAGTAATCATCGGTTGGGTTGGATGATTCTGTTGCGAGTTGATGTACACGCACAATCATATCACCCTCTCCCTGCGTGATGCTTAGATGCTGGACTCCAAGGGCTGCTGCTGCCTGTCTGATCTTACGAAGATCCTCATTCTTGATAGTAAACTGGACCATCGGTTCGAACGGTTCGATTGATTGATCCATCTTAATCATGGTATCTTCTGGTGACATCCCATACTGAATGTTCTGCCCATTCGATGACAGCATGATCATATCCCCATTAACTACCATCTCTGGATCAGGCCCAAGAATTTTCATAGAATTAAGGAAACGAGCAAGGTCATAGATAGATATCACTTCATGGAATACCACACCCGGCTTATATTCGGCTAGGATATCACCATCATCGTTCCGGCTTCGAATAACATCTCCGGGGTAGATAACAATACTATCGTTGATACCACAAAAATCCCGAAGCACTCTAACGGTTTCATCTTTTACAATCATTCTTTCTCCATAATAAAAGTGTCCGTAGTATCTATACCTAGATTTGAACTACAGGACACTGTGATTAAATTTATTTTTCAGCCTCTGCAATTGATGCCGCAAAGATATCCACGAAGAGGCCATTCCTCTTCTTGTAGTGTCGTTGCCTGCTGGGATCCCTACTTACAGTGGTTGGGTATTCAGAACTATCACGGAAAACAAACTCTTGATGATATCCGCTTCCACTCACATCCTTCATTTTCATGATATTACCATCTAGGATATCATACTTCAGGGAATCTTGATAAACATTAGCGAATCTGATATATGTCATGTATGAGTTCGTGTAGATTCCAAACATTTGAGCGGGAACATTCCAACTACGATTGTCCAATGTTTTGGAAATGGTGTACCGCTCTTTCCCTCCATTCATAGAAACAAAATTGGTATCTGGACCAAACAACATACTTTCATAGTAGTTTTCGCCCCCACTACACTTGCAGTGATTATTATCTCCACCATCAGACATAACTATGGTGTGCATGATCTCAATGGATTGATTCTCTTTGAAACTCTTGACATGACCCATACACTCGACCATCATATTAGCGATACCGGTTGAACCAACGAGTCTAAATGATACTTGTCCTGCTGTTGATTTCTCCGAGATATTTGCAAGACAGAGTTTGAATTCCTTAATCTTCGACTTTTTTTGGTTTGAAGATACCAGCACACATGAACATGTTGATCCTAGAGCCACATCTTCATTGAACGACTTTCCCCCACGGACTGTTCCAGTATGACCGTATACAACAAATGGAATACCAGCCTGTTCGCAAAATTCAATGGTGTTCAGTAGTTGCATAGATAGGTTTTCAATTCTTAGACTACCCGCCATTGAAGAGGAAAGATCGATGAAGATAGCAACGCCATGATTCTTACCACTTCGGACAATATCTTGTGTGAGAAACACATCATCACTCGTTTTATGACTCCACAGTTTTTTTGGATTAAGAACACCAGTTGGAGATTGTTGGATGCGTGCGTATTCTCTTGCACGCATACGACTCATAAAAATAGATGCTGCTGAGGATCCAAATTTCCTTGCCATGTCAGACGCTTTTGTTCGTGAAAGTTGACTACCAAACATAGAAAAGATATGACTGTTAGTATCAATAACATATGGTTCAAATCCGGAAAGATTTAGGGTTGAATGTGTATTAGATGATGCTCTACTATTCGTTACAATAGCATCATATGAGATTGATGACTTATTTTCTTGATCTGAAATGTCTCCTGAGTTTTGAGAGACTTCTGAGTTATTTTGGTTGGTAGAGTCGGAATCATTGCCAGAGTCGTCCGAACCGCTACCATCACAATCGGATGATTCTTTCTCATCATCACCTGATTGTGATGATCCGGATGACCCCTGATCGCCGTCAGATGACTCGCTGGACTCACTAGAGTCGTCAGATGACTCGCTGGACTCGCTGGACTCACTAGAGTCGCCTGAGCCGTTAGATTGCCCCTCTGCTCTTTCAGTACCATCTTTAGAATCTGAATTCGATTCTTGATCATCACCAGTTTCATCTTGGCTTTTGTTATTCTCTTCCAACATGCTCTCATAGATTTCCTTGGTGAGCATATACACATCATACTGTGTATTGGCATCCTTTACCCTATCTACGATATCCATCTCTTTCTGATCGAAGTTGATGGACAACAAATCTCCACACTTTACATGGACATTCAACCGAGTGAGGAAATTCTGGCTATTGATGTTCGACTGTGTTATTTTCTCATCATCGACAGTGAAAATACAAGCATCGAATAGAAGGAATTCGTATGAAATTTTGTATGATTTATGGAGGTTTGGGTGTTGGCGACACATCAACTTTTCGATCCGAGCATCTTCTACGACATTGAAGATACTGTGTACCAATCCCTTATGTGATGCTGGATGTGGAATCATTCTATCGAGATCATCTAGGAAAGTGTCACTGGTAAACAGCACATGAGCACATTCATGTGTCAACAGGTGGTCTGCAACCTCTATAGGAGTGGTTTTTGAAAAGATGGGAAGTGTGATGTGCTTCCGATGCATATCAACCGTAGCAGTATGTGCAGTATGGGAATATTCAAAAGTAATTCCACGCCTTTTTGTAAAAATACCAGCAAGAATGGTATTCACTTCCACACTGAATTGGGGGTCTGCTGTTTTTTGTGCTTTGGTTTTCATAGTGATTCCTCTTTCCTCTATTATAGCGTATATCGAGGAAATGTCAAGCCTATTAAAAAATATTTTTTTATTGGAGATTATGCTTGACTTTTTTGGAAAGGCTGGTATAATCTTAGTGTACCCCGAAGGGGATATAGTATATATAGAACACTAAGAGGAAACCACGACATGCAGATCAAGTACCCATTTAATAACCCACAAGACTTTAATTACCTAAATAAGAGGAATGAATGCTGGATTAATCTCTTGATTGAAAAGTATCCTCATGTACTTAAGAGTGGTAAAATTGACTCCACCGAGATCAATGAACTACGGAACATGATCTCCCTTCATGGGTATGAAGGAAATGCTCCATCATGTTTTACTGCAAAGAAGGACGAACTTAAAATTTCTCAACTGAGTGGAGTATACAAGGTTCCTGATCTTGATGCAATCAAAAAAATGGTGTCTTTCGAAGAAGATCCCTCAACCCCATTTAAACAAGAAAAGATCTCATCATTGAAGCCAAAAATTACAAAAACTCAGCACATGAAGAATATCAGTGCGGATATTGAAGTGGGTAATGATCAAGTCGAACATATTCCTACAGTCATGAAGGGATTTCATAAGACAAGTATTTACAACACTTTACATCGTGTAATCTCCACCAACCGGTTCTATCCAGTATTTATTTCTGGTCCGACTGGTGCTGGTAAGACGACTGCCATCATGCAAGTGTGTGCTGATCTTGGCCGTGGTCTTGTCCGAGCCAATATCACCCACGAAACCGATGAGACTGATCTGATCGGCACAATGATGCTTAATTCAGAGCAGGATGGTGGTGGAACAGGATTTGAGTATGGTCCTGCTATTATCGCAGCACAGACTGGTTCAATTCTTCTTCTGGATGAATTGGATCTTGGAACCCCGAAGACCATGTGTCTCCAGCCTCTTCTGGAGGGCAATCCAATCTACATCAAAAAGACGAATCAGTGGATTCATCCCAAGCCCGGATTCAGCATCCTCGCAACGGGAAATACCAAGGGATCAGGAAATACCGATGCAGCAAATTTCGTTGGTGCTCAGTATCTGAATGAAGCGTTCATGGATCGATTCGCCCTCTGGATCGATGCTGGATATCCAACAGCATCCGAAGAAAGCAAGTTGCTTGAATCATACTGGAAGATCATCTCACCTTATGATGCACCAAAGGCATTTATCTCTGATCTAGTCAAGTGGGCATCTCAGATTCGTGATGCGTATGCTAGTGATGGCTGTGATACAACTATCTCTACTCGCCGCCTCAAGAACATTCTTGACCACACCAATATTTTCTTCGATCAGACGTACACGAAGAATGTTATGGAGGTTATCAACCGATATGATCCAGAGTCAGTTGGTGCTTTTGAGCGATACTGGAATATCGCAAATACCAAATCCAGTGGTAGTCTTCAAAATGATCTGATGCAGGATGCAAATAGCGATGATAGTGGCTCTATCTCGGAACCTCCCGCCACTTCGTGGTCACTCTGAGTGAAAAGTTGACTAAATACTTATATGAGTGAAGCAAACTACGGAAGAGTACAGAGACAGCCCACCAACTTTAATGAGTTGCGGAATACCGCATTTCAGTTAAAAATTGAATCCAAGGATAAACTCAACTTCTTTATTGTTGCAGCGAATCTACCCGGATTTGAGTTGGGGGCTGTCGATCAGATGACTCCGGTTGGTAGAGTACCTTGGTCTGGAGACCACAATTTTGAAGAACTTCAAGTCCAGTTCATCGTAGACGAAGATCTGGTGAACTGGCTTGAAGTACATAACTGGATGCGTGCCGCCGCTTCTGTAGCCAAGTATGATGATTATGACTTCACGGAGATTTTTAGGGATGGAGTTTTGGTATTGAAGACCAATCAATATAGTCCAAATGTGGCTGTTAATTTTGTTGGTCTTGTCCCTAGGGGCTTGAGTGGACTGGACTTTGATTCTAGAACCAGTGAACCAGAGATCATCACTGCGACGATTACATTTGCGTATACGGACTACACCATAGAAACAATTTGAGATAAATTATGACTTATGATGATTATGTGAAAGAATCTACGAAAGACCTACTCAACTATGAAGAGGTCGATCTAGATGAAGCGTCCCTCAAAATACCATCTCTTCTCCATCGGTGGGCTGATTTTATGACCGCCGAGAAAATTAAAATGCGTCAAATCGAGAGACAGCAAAACGAATGGTACAAGATTATGTACTCGTACTATGCTGGAAAGTTATCGAAAGAAGAACTTGACGAGTATAACCTACACCCATTTCCCCATAAACTACTCAAGCAGGATATCGACACTTGGATCAATGCTGATCCAAAGTTGAATGACATCGAGGATACTCGTATTCTACAAGAGCAAAAAATCAATTTCATCGATCGTAAGATGAAAGAACTTTCGACTAGGCAGTGGAACATCAAGGCAGCGATCGACCATCGCAAATTCATGTCTGGAGGATAATAATGGATGAAGAATATGGAGAATTAATAAAAATGAGTGAAGATTCTCTTTTTGCTGGTGGGGGGTCGATGGAACTCTACCTTGTTAATAGAACAATTAAAAAACTATTATATGCTTGTAGAAAATACTGAATGTAAGAAAGACAGCGAGGAAATAACTACCATGACTTATGAAGAAAGAGATATTTCAAAAGAGATTTCTAAATTTATCACGAATACAGAATCCCCATTGAAAGTATATGCGTTTTTAATCTATTCTGTGTGGGATAACTCCGATATGGAAAATCCAACGAATATTGATCTTGATGGAGAAAAATACATATTCACATGGAAAAAGCAGAATTTGGTAATTACGATTGATTCAGAGTATGATTCTACATTCGCAACTATAGTCCATAAAGATAGCAATTCCTATGAAAAGGAATCTACTTATAGATATATCCTTACAGATAGTCTCGAATTGGTCTCAGTAATTGATATTATGCGTAGGTATCTCACTATAGAATAATCCTAAATACTATTGATGATTGACAAGTGGTGTCAATACGAGATAAAATCCTTAGAGTGGGATCTGAATCCACTCCAATCTGATTTTGTCCACTTCATGAAGTATGAATATGTCGTCCCTAATCGGTTCGAAATGGATAAGGATATATTGATTTGTGAGTGGGATTCTATGGAGCATACAATACTCATAGAAGCCAGACCCATGCGTATAATAATCAATAGGGATGACATCATAAAGCCATGCCAATATCAGCAAGTATTCGAACAAATGATAAAGGGGTTTGTTCCTGAAATTTATAGGTTTATATAAGCAAAAAGAAGTGTTCATTGAGAAGATTGACACTGGCTGGGCGATGGTTCTAAAAGATCCAAAGCACGGAGATCTTCGCAAAGAGGGAATTAATTACAAGCCAAAAATTGGAATGGCTAAACGATACTTCAGACATAAGTTGAAGCATCTTAATGAAGAAAGTGAGAAAAAGAATGGTATGTCAGGGTTGCAACGCAAATTGCCTAAAACGGGCTCGGGGCCACGGGTGTCTTCTGAAGAGATTGAATCATGGATCAATCCAGAAAACGAACAGGACAAAGAGTGGGGTTGAATTTTCTGGAGAGCATCTTGCCCGTATGTTCTCTGAGGCATATAAGGAAGCAACCCTATCCCCAGATCCATCTACCCAAGTAGGTGCTCTGATTATTAATAAAACCCACTCAGTAGCCCGTGGATACAATCATTTTCCAAACGGGTTGCATGAAGATCAGAGTTTGAAAAATCTCTATGTGTCACATGCGGAATATAGTTGTATCAAGAATTATAGAAGAGTGTATAGCGGACTTAATCCAATTGGACTTACTATGGTCGCAACATGGGCGGCGTGTGCAAATTGTGCAATCAATATCATTGATGCTGGGATAAAAACTGTATATACAGACTACCGCATATTTGAATTTAACCAAAAAGTCCGCCCAGCCCATGTCGCAATGGAATGGGAACAATCGGTACATGCTGCTCTAGACATGTTCGAGCACTCTGGTGTCGAGTTGTTTGCTTTTGACAACCCGTTCCAAGGATATGAGCATATTTATAAACAAGACCCAATTCGAGTTGGTGGGAAGATTTTCACTGGTTGATATCACTAAATACTTGCATGAGTGATATCTATGTAAGTAAAAAAGATGATGTGTATATCCAAATAGGATGTGATGAGGGTATTCTTCGAGAGTTATCCGAATACTTCTCTTTTGAAGTGGACGGTGCCCAGTTTTCTCCCGCCTATAAACAGAAAAAGTGGGATGGTAAGATTAGGCTGTTGAATCGAAGAAACAACACTCTATATTTTGGACTACTGTATCACCTTTGTGAGTTTGCAAATCAAGAGGAATATACTGTAGATATAGACGAGAGTGTAGATGTTCCTGACTCAAGGCCATCCAAGGATGAAACGATATCATTTTATGAAGATACACTGGACATTCATTCAGGAGGCCAGAAGATCTCCCCTAGGGGTCCACAGGTGGATGGACTATCATATGCCCTTGGAGCCAAGAGATGCGTCCTAGAGGCTGCTACGGCTTCTGGAAAGTCCCTGATTATCTATGCCATTGTTCGTTATTTGGATATGATACTCCCAGAAGACGAGAAGATTCTTTTGATTGTTCCATCGATCAGTCTAGTGGATCAAATGTACACAGACTTCGAGGACTATTCTTCGAATGACGAGTGGAGTGTATCTGATAATTGCCACAAGGTGTTTCAGGGACAGGAGAAAATGGATAAAGGTAAGCGTGTGGTTATCAGTACATACCAATCAATCTACGACCAACCAAAGAAATACTTCAATGTATTTGGCGGTGTGATTGGTGACGAAGCCCACATATTTCAGGCATCAACTCTAAAATCCCTCATGCAGAAGTTAACCGATTGTCCCTACAGGTATGCGTTAACTGGTACACTTCAGGATATGGAGTGTCACCGCTGGGTGATTGAGGGTTTGTTTGGTCCTGCGTATTCAGTCGTGTCGGCTAGGGAAATGATCAATATGGGTGACGCACCACCCTTGGATATTACAGCGATCATATTAAACTATCCAGAGGTTCAAAGAAAGCGTCTCTATGATTTAAAAGGAATGGATGAAAATAAGAATAGAAAATTTCATCTAGAGCGTGAATTCATTCTTGAGAACACGCACCGTCAGGATTTTCTGCTGAGTATGGGTACAGAGATTCAGGGCAACACGCTGATACTCTTCGAACTCGTTGAGAAGCAAGGGAAGCCTCTCTACGAGGTTCTAAAGAAAGAATCGGGTAAGAAGGTCTACATGGTGTATGGAGACACAGAAGGCTACGAGAGAGAAGAGATCAGGAAAATCATGGAGAAGGAGTCCAATGCAATTATTGTTGCTTCTTATGGAGTTTTCTCCACTGGTGTATCCATTAAAAATCTCCACAACATGATCTTCGCATCGTCTCCGGGAAAGAAGAGAAAGCGTGTAGTTCAATCAATTGGTCGATTGCTGAGAAAACACAAGGGGAAAGAGAAAGTTCAGTTGTATGACATCGTTGATGATCTGTCATACAAAGATAAACCAAATTTTATGATCAACCACTTCATGGATAGGGTAAACATATATATCAATGAGGGTCATGAGTACGAAATCATCACAGAATTACTAGAATAAGGAACTTGAAATGTTCGATACAAGCCTCGGAATCAATATCGTAGAAACCTCAAGAGACACATGGATTATTGGAGATGTATACTCTGACAAGATTACAGGAAATGTAAGAATTACTAATCCACTAGGAATAAAATCAGAGAAGATTAAAGAAACCGGGTCGAAGGAAACATTTGCACTAAGTCTCTACACACTATCAGAATTTTCAAGTGGTGAGTATATCATTATTCCTCTTCATGAATGGCTTGGTATGTACAAACCGAAGGCTGATCTACTTCAGGAATATCTGAGGATTAATGGATCGATCAATGATATTCGGGTTGACTATGATAGCATCAATATGGATGAAATCGTCGAAGACGGGTTTAACCCACCAGATATGAATAAGTTCTATGGATCTGATCAAGAACGAAAGGCTATCGATGATTTTATATCATTTATCCTCGGTGCTGCTAGTGCTTCTATTGATGAACTTGAAAGACTGTGTGATGGAGAAGACGAGACAAAAGAGAGTATCGAAAACAGAAAGAAAATCAAGTCGATTCGTAATAGATGGCTTGACAAGATCGACTAAATCGGTTATAATATACTGATAATATGTTATATCAAATTTGAGGAAATACTATGGCAAAACCTAAAAAAGATGACTCTTCCCATTATGTTGACAACAAAAAACTTTTGGAAGCCATTAATGAATACCAGAAAATGTGCTTAGATCAAGGAGAGGATGAAGATACACCCCAGATACCAAATTATATCGGGGAGTGTATCTATTTGATTTGTTCAAATTTAACTAATAGACCGAACTTTATCAATTACCCGTATAAGGATGATATGATCGGTGAGGCTATTCACGACTGTATCAAGGCTGTACCGAAGTTCAATGCCGAGATTAGTAGCAATCCATTTGCGTATTTTACTCAAATTGCTTGGTTTGCGTTTATCAGAACAATCAAGAAAGAGAAGAAACAGGATATTACCGTGTACGCTCTGGTACAGTCCTCTAACGGACTGGGACACTATACCAAGTGGCTACAGGACAACGGGCACCTAGATCAGCACGCCACGCCAGAAGACCTACAGAGGTATCACTACCTGACTGATGAGGATCTTAAGGAGATTGAGGACGCAACAAAGGCAAAGAAAAAGACCCGCAAGAAGAAGACAAGCCCGAAGAAAAAATCACTTTTTGATGAGGATACAGAATGAAAATAGCGATGATCACAGATCAACATATCGGTGTCAGAAACAACAATAAATTGTTCTTCGATTATTTCGATGAATTCTATGAGGAACAGTTCTTTCCATATATTGATAAACATGGAATTACAACCGTGGTCAATGCTGGGGATCATCTTGATAATAGAAAAGCGATCAATGTTCTTGCTGGCCAGCAGTTTGATCAAAGTTGGATTAGAAACCTAACATCTAGGGGATTAGAAGAGCATTCTATCGTTGGAAACCACACAGCATATTACCGGAATACAAACAAGGTGAATTCACTTTCTCATTTCTACAATGATAAACCGGGGTTACACCTTTATGAAAGTAAGCCTGAAGAAGTTGAAATTGGTGGGCTGACTTGGGGTATGATTCCGTGGATTACTACAGACAATAAAGAAGAATGTATCGATTTTTTACGGAATACAAAGGCTACTATCATCTGTGGCCACTTCGAGATCGTCGGATTCTATATGGATGGTGGACATCGATGTGAAAACGGGTTGAGCATAAATGAACTCAATAGATTTGACCGAGTGTTTTCTGGACACTTCCATAAGAAGCAGACCGTAAATAACATCACATATCTGGGAACGCCGTATGACATGACCTATGCTGACGTTGGTGAGCAGAAGGGATTCCATATTTTTGATACGGAAACTCTTGACTTGGAGTTCATCCCAAACCCTAAGAAAATATTCCACAAGTTCTACTATGACGATGTTAAAAACGACTATGATTTCAGCGAGTATGACTTCAGTGAGTTGAAAGATTGTTATGTAAAGTTGGTGGTTTTGTCGAAAAAAGACCACGCAAAGTACGAAACAATGATAGATATGTTGACGGACGTAGAGATATATAAACTCGATATTGTAGAGACTGTAGATGAGGATTTGAAAACTGAGGGCGGTGTTGATATGTCTCTATCGACTGTGGAGATTATCAGCAATTACATTGATTCTTCTGAAAGTACACCACATCCAGAAGAGTTGAAAAAGTTGATTGGTATGCTCTACACTGAAGCAATGAACCTTTGAGGTAATAGAATATGGCAAGTATCGTTTTTAAGACAATTCGTTTCAAGAATTTTTTGTCAGTTGGAAACAACTGGATGGAGTATGATTTAGATCAGCGGGGTGCATCTGGAATCATCGGAACGAACGGAGCGGGTAAGAGCCTCTTACTCGATGCTCTGTGTTTTTCTCTATATGGGAAATCATACCGTGGTTGCAACAAACCAAACTTAATCAACAGTATCAACGAACGAGAGTCGGTTGTTGAGATTGAGTTTACCACTATGAATAAGACTTATAAAGTAATTCGTGGACAGAAGCCAAATGTGTTTGAGATCTACCAGAATGGTGCTCTTCTCAATCAGGATGCAAAGGCCAAGGATTACCAACTGTTCTTAGAAAATAACATCCTGAAAATGAACTTCAAATCATTCACTCAGATTATCGTACTTGGGACAAGCAACTACACTCCATTTATGGAGTTGTCAGCCGCTGACCGTCGTGATGTTATTGAGGATCTTCTTGATATTCAGATCTTCTCTAAGATGAGAACTGTTCTTAAAGACTACACCAGCGACAACAACCATCTGATTGCTGAGTTTGACTCTAAGATGAATCTTGTACAGAGTAAGATTCAACTCCAGAAGACGCATATCGAGCGGATTAAGTCAAAGAAGAAAGAGAGTACAGGCGAGAAGCAAAAGGAACTCGACGATGCTATTTTGGAGTCCAACAAGATCCATAATGAAATTGTTGAGATGGAGAATGAAGTCCAGAAGTATTTCGATAAGATCTCAGATGCTGCTGATACAATGAATACGATATCAGAACTCAGAGGATATCAGGATAAGATTGAATCCAAAATTGAGGGTCATGTTGAGTTTGAGAAATTCTACTCAGAGAACACAGAATGTCCAACATGCCATCAGGAAATTGATGTCGATGCTGTAAAGGGCCTCATTGAAGAAAACACTGAAAAGAAGAAAGAACTTGAGAATGGCATGGGAATGCTTCTGGATGAAATCAAGAAGTTTCAGGAGCGGTGTGATGAAATTACACGAATAAATGGAGAGATTCGTAAACTTCAGGCTCTGATCACAGAACGGAATGGAAGGTCTGCTGGGATCTCTAGACTGGTGGAAAGCCTAGAGAGAGATATTCAGGGAATGCTCGTAGAGGGCGAAGACGATACAGAGTACCAGAATAACCTAGAATCCTTTATAAAGGATCTGGAGTCCATTGAGGAAGACAGGAAGGATCTGGTGGCCTACAAGTCAATCCTGAAGGGTGCTGAGGTTCTTTTGAAGGATAATGGTATCAAATCCAAGATAATCTTGGAATATCTCCCACAGATGAATCAACTAATTAATAAATACTTGAAAGCGTTGGATTTCTTCGTAGAATTCAACCTTGATGAAAACTTCAAAGAGACGGTTAAATCGAGATTCAGGGATGAATTCTCGTATGAATCATTCTCCGAGGGGCAGAAATTTAGGATCAATATTGCAATATTATTTGCATGGAGGGATATCGCCCGGTTGAAGAATAGTTCATACACTAACATTCTGGTACTGGATGAGGTATTCGACTCCAGCCTAGATGAAGAGGGTATCGAGGAATTTACTAAACTACTCCGGGCGGTTACAGACGATAATGTACATGTAATGGTCATTTCGCATAGAGGCGACTCGATGATCCACAAGTTTGATCGAGTGTATACGATATCAATGGAGCGGGGATATACACAAATGACCCTCTCCTAAAAGGAGTTTCAGATGTGTGTTTATTCCAACGAGAAGAAAGACTACCTGAGAAAATTAGATATTCGAATTAAGCGGTGGGTTCGTATGGCCATGCCAGATCTAACATCAGAAGAATCGGATCAATTTATTGAAAAATTGATATCTGAAGGTGAAAAGATCTATGATGAAGTTGAAATTATATTAAATAAGAAGTTGGATTAAACATGCCAGATTTAGTTCCAAAATGGTTTGAAGATAAGAGGAAGATGAAGAAGGATGCCTTAGACATGGCCAAGGAATCTTTCATCAATAACAAGATCCAATCCAACTATGGTAATTATGGGTTCATGTGTGTGCCGTTTTCATTCTCAGATACCCACTGGTTTTATAGTGAGTTTGTTATTGGATCCCATACACATGATAAGGTAATACATTTTACCAGAGATGATTCAGACTTTCCTTATTCGTGGGTCAAAAAACATCCAAAGAAGAGAAAGTATCTTCTGTGTTCGGAGGATCGACAGGCCATATCTGTTATTGATTTGAATAGTTGGAAACTCCACACATGGATAGACGAAAACGACGACTTTAAGGTAAAGTCGTTCTTCCCCAACAGGAGCGGTACTGTGGTTGCTATTCTCGGATCCACGTTTGGTGAACTGAATACTATCAGGTTTTACGACTTGTCGGATCCCATTAGATTCCCGTGGAAGCATCTTTCGACGATTCCGGGGGTTCTTATGGATAACGACACAAAATACTACCCATCTTACATCGCCGGTTGGGAGGGCGACAAGTGCCTTCGAATTGTATGTGAGAGTGATATTGACGAAGAAAATTGCCTTCTATCTGAATTCACTGCATACGAAGATGGGGAATATTTTTTCGATTGTTCTGAGGTAGTTGAGAAATAGAATATATACTTATATGAAAAGATTCAAACAATACATCCAAGAAGATATTCCATTCGACGTATTCTCATCTAACAAGAGTGTTAAGAAGGGAATTCGTAAAACCCATCGCAAGGCTATCGGTCAGAACAAGTTTGCTATAGAACTTGAGTTCCAAACCCCAGAGGGTCGAATTGAGAGTGAGCGTGATGATCTAAGAGACATGTTAATGGATCAAATTTCTCCGCATGATGTCCATAGTCAATATGAGTCACCAGAAGAATTTGCTGAATTACTTGAGGCTGAAGTAGAGACTCTAGACTATGAAATTAAGCAATTGGAATCTTCTATTGAATATGATAAAGCGGATAAAGATGAATATGAACTTGGTTATGTGCAAGAACTGTACGGAATGAAGGCACAGCGTGCTGTTTTTGAAGTAATGAAGGATTATATCTATGATCTCGGCGAGGATGAAGATGGGGAAATTAATAGTTTAGAAGATAAGTATCCAAGAGATATTTCTACATTTTTCAGCGTCCTTGCTGCGAAGCAATATATCCAGATGAAAAACGACGAAATATTCGGTACAAAAGAGTGGATTTCTGACAAGAAGAAGTTCCTACAGGCCAAGTATGATAAGTACCCACACGAAGACGAATTCAAGGCAAAGGGAGCAGCAGCAAAGAAGAAGTTAGATAGCATGATGGCCAAGATCAGGGTCATGAAAAAGGAATGGTTAAAAATTGATATCGAGGATTATCGACATACCGAAGGGATGAAGATTTTTCCAGAAAATCGCGTCACTGACAAGATTGGGTTTAATGCGTACAGTTCAAAGACTAACAAGAATCTACCCAAGTATCTTGCTCAGTATGCAGCACATTATTCTGTCAAAGGGAATGAAGAATGGCATAATCAGCCACTTTTCAAAGAAATATTCCCGGTTAATCGTGATGCTCGTAATGTAGAAGAGGTCATGATTAAAATCAATCCTACATGGGGTGATAGGAATGATTTTTCTCTGAGACTGAGTTCTACTGAAAGACCAACAATATTACTGTATAAACTAAGGATCGTAGATGGATTCATGGATCAGCCATATGTTCGATATGGAACGTGGGGAACCTTCAAACAATGGATGCGTGACGGTAATAACGCGGTTCCCAGATTAAATGGACTTAGAAAGAACGATCTAGATAAAAAACTCCTAGACAAGTACGAGAAAGAATTAAACGATCTTGTGATGGATGTTATTGGTGATTATAAGTTCTTAAAAGATGGAAAAGTACATACCACATTTTTTGAAAGTGATAATCGAAACTTCGAATTGGTCGTCACAGATTATGAGAATAAAGAAGTTCACATCGGATCTGAGTACAAAAACCAAAATGTGAAACTCGGTGATATTTTCTACATTGAAGATAGGGGCTTACTTGATCTTCCTGTGTATGAACTATCTGTTACTATGAGTCTTTATGATAGTAAGGGTCGCCCTCGGGGTGGAAACATCCACATAGATCCGGTTGTTGCTCCGCTATTCGTCATTAAAGGAAATGGTCGAAATAAAATGACCTATTCATCTGATGACCTGAACGATATATTTGATCATATGTCTATCATTTATTATGAAAAGAAACAAAAAGAGGGAGATGTTTCTATTGGTGGAACCCTGTCGCTCGATGGTATTCTGGAGCGTATTGAAAGTTCTGTAATAGACAGAACCCAAGAATTTTGGGATGAGCACATAGATGGACTAAAAAACTATTATTATTGGAATTATGACGGGGGAATGGAAGAGTATATTGAATCTATAGTAAATTCACATATAGATGATGGTGGTGATGCATCTGGTTTAATTAGTGAATACCAAGATATAATGGACATGAATTGTATATTACAGTGGGAGGTAGAAGACGACTACGGAAAGATTGAAATAAAAACTGATGATACATGGACATGGAAAGATGCCGGGGATCTGTATAGTGATCTAGAGTATATGCGAGATAATCCCAGAGTATTCGTTCCATGTGGTGGATGTTCGTGCCATGTCCATATGGATAATACTCTTGGCGACAATTTGTTTGGTGCTATGGCACTCGGATTGATGTTCGACGAAAAGGCATTTACAAATGACCCACGGGTTATTGGGCCATCCAGACCAGAGTATACAGTTTCGTGGGCTAGGGAGATTAGACCGGGACTTATCAGTAAACTCGAATATGAATATTTTAAAGAGAGATCATCTGAATCTATGGATGGTAAAAAATCCATCATTGTTTCTGATAGAAATTTCAGAGCAGCAGCATTCTTTGGTGGATCTGGATATCCGGGTATACGTCCCAGTTCGAGAACTCTTGAATTTAGGTATCCATCGTCTGAACTTATCAGTAATCCATCACAGATCCTTGAGAATATTTTCTACTTTGCGTCTATGATCGAAATCGCATCCACCAAAAAGGTGATTCGAAAGCAGATTGGTTCGAATAAATATCTGGTTGCGGTGAAGAATTCCCCTGACGGTGAATCATATAGGCTACAGATCCTGAATTCGCCGAGATACGATAGATCTCTTCTTGATGCAGAAATGTTGAAAGATTTGAGAAAATACGGTTGACTTTTACCGAAAGGTAGAGTATACTACATACTAGTACAATTACTGTCAGAAGCACACTGGAGTTGCACTCTGTCTCCAAAACAGAGGGGTTGAGGTTCGAATCCTCTCTGACAGGTTATGAAAAATTGGTTTACAGGATGTACCCATTTTGGGCATGAGAATATTATGAAATATTGTGAGCGTCCATTCTCCACAGTGGAAGAAATGGACTACACGATACTAGAGAGATTTCATGAGAAAATTGATTCGCGTGATCATCTCTATGTGTTAGGAGATTTTGCTTTTGGTTCTTATTCAACTGTTTACAAATATGTGCGAAGATTACCTACTAAGAATGTATTTCTGATTCTTGGCAACCATGATCGGTTGTCTGTAAATCAGTATAAAAGTGCAGGATTTTCTTGGGCGAAAACCTACTACGAACTGAATGTACCACTAGATATTGGTGGGAAAAAGATTCCATTATTCCACTACCCAATGGAATCTTGGAATGGATCTTTCCGGGGATCGTGGCATCTGCATAGTCATACACACAATAGTATGCCAGATAACCCGAACAAGTTACGAATGAATGTTGGAGTAGATGTAACGGATTTCTACCCAGTTAATGTTTCAGATGTTGAGAATTTTATGGCGAAGAAAACGCCAATCTTTGATTGTTAGGAGTAGGTATGAGTGATTCTAGTGTATATGTTGTCCAGATGACGAGTGGTGAAGTGGTAATTGGCCTTGCGGAAGGTGAAGTTGATGTGACTGATTCAGTTCATCTTGCATATCCCATTACGCTAGCACCAGTCATGACACAAGGCCCAGATGGACAGCCACAGCAGCAAATGTCCATTAACCCATACTTCCCCTTTGGAGAGTATAAGGCATCTGAGGGTCTTAGAATTGATGCAGCCCATTATGTCCATGCTATGCCAGCAGTCGAGGGTCTTGTGCAGGCACACACCAATTATGTCAATCAGTTGCGTGCGTCCGAGAATGGACTTGTTGTGGCTGGTGCAAATGACCTTCCAGAGAACAAGTTTGGGGTGGATCCGTCAGAGATGACGAACGGCGGGCTTCGGATTGCAGAAGATTAATTTCAGAATAGTGCGTGGCTATTCAGAAATCCCCACATCACTTGTGGGGATTTTCTATATACTTGTATGAAAAACTTCAAAATAATCAGATCAGAGATGAGTTTAGATGAAAGTATCGTCAAGCGTGGTGATAAGTGGGTCGTCATGAATAAAGACAAGACAAAAGTTCTTGGAACTCATGATTCTGAAAAGAAGGCACAGGCCCAACTTGCAGCGATAGAAATATCAAAAAAATCATCTAAATGACTTGACTTTTAGTTTGATCTAGCCTATACTATGTACATGAACACCAACCACCAAATCGAAGTATACGGAAACACCCACCAGATTAAGGAAGATTCACCACGGATCTTTGTTAAAGAGTGGAAAAGCCAGTGGGCTACACTCAAGACTGGTGATGAGTATGTCGATGAGAGTTACGCCGGTTCGCAGTTCGTCGTTGATGATGAATGGCACACCGCCCGTATTCCAATGAACATTCGCCTTACTGGTCGAACCCTGAATCGGGATATTACTCACTCCGGTGACTACACTCCATTCGTTCGGTGTGAAATTGAGATCGTCAAGGATGGGGAACCGTCTGAATTCATTCGCGGTTTTGTTGAAGTTGAAATGGCCCTCTACGCTAATTGAAAGGATATATTATGATCACACTCACCGAAAACAATCTAGAGGCAGGTGCAGGCGGAAACGGGACAAAAGGATATCAGCCTTATCTACGCCTACACACAAATAGCGGAACATACACATATAGGGCTGATGGAGTTCGATTGAATGACTTACAGGAGGCAATCCAAACGGCTGAACAATGGAAAGCCGAATGCATTGAAGCCGGTAGAATACTCACATAAATACCGAAAGAAAGGAACCTAATGTTTAATCAAATTAAGTATAATCTTTTGTCTGCTATCACTGTTCTAATTTTCTTTTATATCAATTTATGGTTGAGTCCAGAAACCACTCCTCCATCTCCTTTTTTTGTTGGAATTGGTGTTGTAATGCTGTCAGAACTGTATAAAATCCGGTACGGAAATGTAGATAAGCAATGAATGAACCACCAAGTGATGGGAGAAAATACCATTAACTTTGATGCTACAGATGTGAAGTAAAGGCCAGTCAATGAGAAAACTAAGAATATTCGGTGACACACACGGACACCACGATTGGTATAAACAGCATGTTGTTGCTGCTAATCTAGAGTACATCCCAACATTTCATGTTGGGGATTTTGGCATTGGATTCCCACATGGAGAAAGATGGGATAATTACTGGCTAGAAGATCCAGATGGATTTGCTCGTATGAATGGAGTCATTGCTGGTAATCACGATAATCCACTCTGGGTGAAAGAGTGTCCGCTGTTTCTTCCTAGGTACTCATACCTGAATGGTATCTTTTCTATGCATGGTGCTGCATCTATCGATAGGGAATGGCGTAAGCCGGGAGTAAGTTGGTGGGAGCGTGAAGAACTTAGTGATTCTGAAATGGAAGAGGCTAAGGAACTTTACCTAGCAAGTAGACCAAATGTTGTAATTACTCATGATGGTCCATTGCAAGCACTTCGCTATATGTTTCCTATGCAGGCTATGAATTCTCATATCCCTCCAAGTAGAACTCAGATCTTCTTGGATGATTTGTTTGAAGAGCACAAGCCTAAATTCTGGTTCTTTGGGCACTGGCATCATACCATGTGTATCGAAGATTTTGAGGGGTGTACATTTCAGTGTATTGGAGAGCGTGACTGGGTTGATTTTGACTTTGAAAAGATGGAGATTTTCGATAAGTAAATGAAACAATCACTGTTCGATGACGATAAGACAGTAATTTTCGTTTTTGGTAGCAATCTTGCAGGTCGGCACGGGAGGGGATCTGCGTTAGAGGCAGTCAAAAATTGGGGTGCTGTATATGGTAATGGGGTCGGCCTTCAGGGTCGATCCTATGCCATTCCTACAAAGGATGAATATCTGAAGGTTTTACCCTTAGAAGAGATCTCTAAATATGTTCGGGAGTTCGTTGAGTTTGCTAGATCAAACCAGAATATGGAATTCTATGTGGTAAAGATAGGATGTGGATTGTCTGGATATAGGGATTCAGATATTCAACCAATGTTTGAAATAGAAAAACCGCTTCCGTGTAATATTGTTCTTCCGAAGGGGTGGTAGTATGTATGGAATATTTGGGTTGTACAGATCTGGAACTAACTATCTAGAGTATGTTATCAACCATAACACGGATCTTGATATACTAGATTCTCATGATAGGTATATTAATAATGTAAGTTATAAACATGTGGCTAGTGACGAGTCCTTTAGAAATCTAAGAGGTTCTATTTGTATATGGAAGGGTGTGGAGGAATGGCATAACTCTATCAGAGCAACGAGAAGCGTAACAGCACATCCAATATCTCAATGGGAAGATTATCACAAATATATGATAAAAAATGCAGATAAAAGAAATATATTATTTATTAAATATGAGAATATGTTAAAAGATCCACGACATGAATTTAACCGTATATGTGATGCTTTTGGATCTTCCATCACCAACTATCATTTAAATATCCCAACCAGAAGAATGGATAGATCTGGGAATGTTACGGGTCACTTATTTATCCGCAGAGGAATATCAGTCAGTGTAGAAAAAACCGATACTCTTCTGAGTATAGAATCAAAATTGGATTCTTTGTCTGGGAGTAATTAACAGATGCAGACAGAAGATTTCTTGAATTATGTTCGTATGGAATGCAAAAAACATGGAGTAAAACTTCGCCTTTCAAATCACAAGCGAGTTCGATCGGATGGATATTGTAGTGGGTATTTTTCCGCCGATCCACCAGAATTAGCAGTAGCCAGAAAGAGTAAAGAATTCTGGCCTGTTTTGGTACATGAATTCTGCCACATGCAACAGTGGCTAGAAGATGCAGATGTGTGGATTAATGGAACTACATCAAATGGTACGGATGCTTGGGCTCTCATGGTAAATTACATTGGTGGTCATGATTATGATCAGGATGAAATAGATCAGGCATTTTCGATCATTATACGATGCGAGCGTGATTGTGATCAGAGAGCAGTCAAAATGATCAAGAAGTATAATCTCCCCATCGATACGGATCGATATATCAGACAATCGAATGCTTATCATTATTTTTACCATATTGTCAAAGAAACCAGAAAGTGGTATGGAAAAGAGCCGATATACTCACACCAGAGTATACTAGATCTCTGTGAGGCAAATTTTAGGTCGGATCCTGTTAGGGGAATACCAGATCTTATAAGACGGGAGATGATGAAATACATGAAGGATAAATGATGACAAGAACAAATTTATTTGGTGAGAAATACTATAAAGAAAAATTTGACTATAACATAACTCATGAATTGACAGAAATTAATCCAGAAAAGATATCTATTGATTTTGTAACGATGAGTGAAATATCCTATATTCAACCAAAGATATCTAAGGCAATATGGAGAGTAGCACCGGGAAGGAATATTGGTATAGTGGTAAAACATAAAGATGTTTTTATAGGTGCTATTGCTTTGGTCAGCCCAGTAATTATCCTAGGTGTGCGTGATGAATATCTTGGACTATCCAGTGACAAGTCGGAAAAAGGTAGCCAATTGAAAAACTATGCAGATATGTCCGTGTGCGTTGGACTTCAGCCACTTTCATGGTATTGGAATATTGGAAAATTAATTGCTCTTCTCGCCACATCTAAAGAAGTCAAAGATTTTTACTATTCCAAGTATGGAAATGAACTTCTTGGAATAACAACAACTTCTCTCTATGGAAAGGGATGTCAATATAATAGGATCTACAAATTTCTAGGTTATACCAAGGGATATGGGCATGAACACATAACTGAAGAGAAATATCAGGATATGATTCAATATATGCGTGACAACAATATAGATGTTCCATCATGTAGGTTTGGAGAAGGATCAAATCCAAGAATGAGACGAATAAGTGCCTATAAAAAGGCAACAGGCGAGTCATTTACATTCAAGCATGGTAAAAAGAGGGGTGTGTATTATCATCCGAGTACGGATAAATCCATCACTGAAATATCCAGAGATTGGTACAACAGATGGGGATATTCACGATATCAGAGGAAAAAGGGGGATATTCCACCATATCTGGATGGTAAAAAATAATTTGTAAATTGAGTTGACTTCTTGATTTGACGAGCCTATACTTAGAGCAACCAAAAGGAGATTTAAAATGAATCAAGCAGTCGCCAACAGCATCGCCCTTCTCAAGTCAGATTCAACCATGATCGATGCAGAGATCATCGAAACCCGCGTGGATGCTGATGGAACCATTAATGTGGAGTTCTCTTCCAATGGCAAGCGGTGGTCGTTCAAGACCAATCCAGAGGGCTTTGACTGTTCGGCACGCACAGAATGTGGTGACTTCGTGTGCTTCACCCATGATGATTGGATGGACATCTTCAGTTTCTCCAATAAGGTAAGCATTCACTTTCAGTGGGACGATCAGGAAGAAGCATCCATTAGCCTCGAACGCTTCGAAGATGGCATCAGTGACGAGCAGATTTGTGACAAGGTGTTCAGTCTTCAGGGTAATTCCTTCCACGGCACTAAGATTTTTGATGATCGAGCAAGCATGTGTGCTGGGGACATCGTTCAGATCGAGGATCGATTCTTCTGGTGTGCGGCTGGGGGCTGGACGAAAATCACCCACACCGACTTCATCAAGTGGCAGCAAATGGATCGATTTGACCGCCACTTCGGATTTATGGAAAAAAAGGATGCCGTTGAGTTGACTTCTTGATTTGACGAGCCTATACTTAGAGCAACCAAAAGGAGATTTAAAATGGGCTGGACATACAAAAGCAACATTACTGATAAGAAGGTCATGATCGCCGAGATTCGCAAGGATCTTGAGTACGCTGGCTTTGAAGTTGTTCGTTCGCGTTGTGTTGGTAAGAATCTCTGGTCAGTGATCAAATGTGTTACTCCAGACGGAGAAATCAAGACTACAATCCGCTTGGATCTTCTGATGCGGGATCGAATGGCTTGGGGACATAAAGCCATGACTATTGACGAGCATCCATACTACTACAACTGTCCATTCGAGTATCTTAAGTTTGTAGATCTCGATACGAAAAATAAAAAGGAATGGGCAGACAAAGTGATCAAATTCCACGAAGAAAAGAACCGACCCATCATCGTAGGTGCTATGTACGGTCTCAAGAATTGCAGTCCGACATGGATGAATAAGCACGGGGATCAGGTTAAGGTTACTTCCCGCCGACCATTCCTTGGAATTACAAGCAAGACAAATCTAAATGTTCGTCTGAACAAGCGTATCCTCGGGGAACTGGTATCAGACGAAGGAATCCGAGCAGAAAACATCGTATAAATTGGAGGTCTAATATGACCGAAACTGAACAGCAAGCATTTGAGAAGGTAATGAGCATCATCGATTTCGCCAAACGCGGTGGTCCTGAATTGAGTTTGTTTTTTGAAAGTGGATTTGGATTTTCGATCATTGAAAAGAGAATCGAAACCAATTTCCCAGCATGTAGTTGTTGTGGACCCGATCACTTCATGTTCCATGAGTCTTTCGCCGAGGGTAAAACCTTTGTCGAGTTGGTTGAAAACTGGAACAAAGAAAATCCAGAAAAAGCAGTGTAAAGACTTGACAACAGCATCGAAAGGTGCTATAATAAGACTCACGCGGGCTGATGACCCGCATCCCTTCCGAAGCGGCTAGTTTCTGAGAGATCAGGAAGAGGGATTTAAAAAAGAAAAGAAAATCTCAAAAAA